GTAAAAATAATGTCAAGATTTATGCAATATATAAATGAAGGTAGAACAAAAATCATTACTAAAGATAGTGCCATATACTATATAAGAAAAAAATGCTTCAAAAATTTTAAAATGTTAACATTATCACCTAATAAAATTTTTAGAGGTGTGAGTTCATTTGATGATGATTATGGTATGATAAACACTAATAAAGGCAGTCCTAGGAAATCAGCTAATACATTTAATTATATGACGCTTTTAATGGATAATTTGCCCTCATGGAATGGATATCCTTTAAGATCTCAAAGTGTTATATGTAGTAATGAAAAAAATACAGCTAATTCATATGGTAATTCTTATACTATCATACCCTTTGATAATAGTAAAGTGGGTATTTGCCCATATGAAGATGTATGGTTATCTTTTAAATTTTTAGATGATTTAGGGTATACATATACAGTTGATGATTTTAATGATCATTTAATGGATTTATTCGAATATTATAAAATAAATGTAGATGATAGTAAATATGAATCATTAAAAAATGGATTAATAGAATTAAAAAAATTATTTGATAAAAATAAACTTAATGAATTAGATCCATCTTTTTATGAATTATTTGAAGATAAAGATATTATAGATAATTTTAATAAATATTTCGGCCCTTCATATAATGGCTTCTCTAAAGGTATTGAAAATGTAGATAAATTACGTTCTTTTAATGAAATATGGATACAGGGTGAATGCATTCTAATTAATAATGATAGCAAAGAACCTGTACAAAATATATATGATGATATATGGGATAGTTTATAAATGCCAATTGTTTATGATGAATATGTAAAAGCACCAGGCCAAGAAATTGAATATACGCCTGAAATGATACGTGAACTTAATAAATGTGATAAAGATAGATTATATTTTATCAAGGAACATATAAAAATAGTTACCGGTGATTATGGTGTCGTAAAATTTAAAGATTATATATTCCCTTTCCAGGAACATTTAATAAGTGATTTTATTAACCATAGATTTACAGTAAACTTATGTGGCAGACAACAAGGAAAAACTACTGTTGTTGGTGCATATGTTTTGTCTTATGCATGTTTTGAATCACATAAAACCATAGGTATTGTTTCTAATAAAGAAGCTAGTGCTAAATCATTTTTATCACGTATAAAATATATGTATGAACAAATACCTGCTCATTTAAAACCAGGTGTAATAAGATGGGCAGAAAAATCAGTTGAGTTTGATAATCATTGTAAAATAATGATTGCAGCAACCAGTAAAGATTCATTTAGAGGTGAACCAATAAATTGTATAACTGGTAATGCTAAAATATGTTTTATAAGTGATTGTGGAAAAATTTTTTATACTTCTATGGAAAAGGCGGCTTCATCTGAATATAATAAAATCAATTATAAAAAGGATGAGTGTATAATAACAGCCAAAGGTAAGAAATTTTATACAGTGTATAAAACAACCAATAAAATTAATAATAAAATATATATTGGGTTTCATTCTACTAATGATTTATCAGATGGTTATCTTGGGTCAGGAAAAATATTAAAAAGTGCCGTTGAGAAATATGGTGTCGAAAATTTCGAAAAAGAGTATATAAGTATTTTTGATAACAAAGAAGACGTTGAATTATTAGAGAATAATAAAGAAACTTTATCTAAAAGATGTTCCATCTTAACTAAAGAAGGATTCAAAACATTTGATGGTTTTATTAAAAATGGCAAATCTTCTGATATTGTAAATCTAGAGCTGTCAAATAATGAAATTTTAGAATGTACAAAAGATCATAAAATCGGGATAAACAATGATTATAAAAAATCAGATGATTTAAATATTAATGATACTTTATATAATGATATTAAAATATTAGACAAATACTATTCTTATGAAGAAGTCGATGTATATGATGCTATAAATGTTGAGGATACTAACTCTTTTATAGCTAATGGTATAGATGTTCATAATTGTCTTGTGGCTGATGAGTTAGGATTTGTTGATCCACCATGGAAGGCAGAGGAATTTTGGAAGTCTAATTATCCGACTATTTCTGCTTCCAACACATCAAAAATTATTATTATAAGCACACCTAATGGTTTATATAATTTATTTCATAGAATATATCAAAATGCCAAAGAAGGTAAAAATACTTTTAAACATAATAAATTTGATTGGAGAGCTGTACCCACTAGAACAAAAGAATGGGCAGAACAAGAAAAGAAAAACCTAGGAAAATTACAATTTGAACAGGAATATGGTTGTATTTTTGGTGATACATATGTTACAATAAAAAATAAAATGACAGGGGATATAAAAAATATAACTATAGAAGAATTGTATAAGGAAATATGTTATGATTGGTAAAAAATATTCATATGAATATGTTAAATCTTATATAGAGAAGGAAGGTTATCAATTATTATCAGACACTTATAAAAATATCCATACAAAATTAGAATTATTATGCCCTTTAGGGCATAAATGGAATGCCCCATTTAATACTTTTAAAAAAGGGCATAGATGTTCAATTTGTTCAGGTAATAAAAAAATGGATTATGAATATATTAAATCATTTATAGAAAAAGAAGGTTATACTTTATTATCAAATACTTATAAAAATAATAAGGGTAAATTATCTATTGAATGTCCTAATGGGCATGTATATAATATATCATTTGATAGTTTTCAACAAGGACATAGATGTTTTGATTGCCGAAAACACACAATTAAAGATTTTAAAAAAATGATTGAAAAGGAGGGTTATACTTTGTTATCTGATGATATTGAATATAAAGATGTTTATACTAAATTTAATGTTAAATGCCCAGAAGGGCATGAATGGGAAACTTGTTTTAAAAGTTTTGAAACAGGTCATAGATGCAATAAATGTGTAACAGAAAAAAGAAAACATGATTATGATTATGTTAAAAAATATATAGAATCATATGGTTATTTTTTATTATCAGATAGTTATAAAGGATCCCATGATAAATTAAAAATTAAATGCCCTTTAAACCATGAATATGATGTAAAATGGTATAAATTTTTACAAGGGAATAGATGCCCTATTTGTAATAAAGAATTAATAACATCAAATGCAGAAAGAGAAATTGTTAGTTTTATTAAAGAAAGTGTTAATAATGTTATAACAAATGATAGAGAACAAATTGATCCATATGAACTTGATATGTATATTCCTGATTATAAAATAGCGATTGAATATAATGGTTTATATTGGCATAGTGAACAACAAGGAAAAAATAAAAATTATCATTTAAATAAAACATTAAAATGCAAAGAAAAAGGCATCCAATTAATTCATATATTTGAAGATGAATGGTTAAATAGACCAGATGTGGTTAAAAGTGTTATTCTTTCAAAACTTGGTATCTTTGAAAGAAGAATATATGCGAGAAAATGTCATGTACAGGAGATATCATCTTCATTAAAAAATGAATTTCTTAAGAAATATCATCTTCAAGGCAAAGATAATGCTACTTATAGTATTGGATTATTTAATGGCTTTGAATTATTATCAGTAATGACATTTGGAAAAAGATCAATATCTGGTGCTAATGGTGTTAATTTTGAGTTATTACGTTATTGTAATAAATTAAATGTGCAAATATTAGGTGGTGCTTCAAAAATGATTAAATATTTTATTAAAAGATTCGACCCACCATATATCAAAACATTTGCTGACTTAAGATATAGTGATGGAAAATTTTATAATAAAATTGGTTTTAACTTAAAACATATATCTAATCCTAACTATTGGTATATTATAGATGGTCAAAGAAAACATAGAGTTGGGTATCAGAAACATAAATTAAAAGATAAATTAGACCCCTTTGATCCAAACAAAACAGAGTATGAAAATATGTTAACTAATAATATTGATAGAATATGGGACTGTGGAAATTACGTTTTTGAATATAAAAATAGTTAATGATTATTTTGTTATAGGGAATCATAGCATGCCTAAGAAGCTTACAGAGGAATATGTTAGAAATTATATAAATAATGAAAAATATGACTTATTATCTGATTATAAAAACACTAATACAAAAATATCATTGAAATGCCCTGAAGGGCATTTATGGAAAACAACATTTAAAACATTTAAAAATGGTAATAGATGTATTACTTGTTATAGAAACAGAAGAAGATTAACATACTCATATGTTAAAAAATATATAGAATCATTTGATTATGTTTTATTATCAAAAACTTATGTTAATACTGGAACAAAATTATTATTGAAGTGCCCTGAAGGGCATTTATGGGAAATAGAATTCAGAAGGTTTCAACATGGTAATAGATGCATGTATTGTTATCAGCAACAACATAAATTAACATATGAACATGTTAAAGAATATATAGAATCATTCAGTTATATATTATTATCTAAAAGGTATATAGGTGATAAAAACAAATTAAAAATTCAATGTCCGGAAGGACATATTTGGCATACATCATGGAATAATTTTAAATTTAGAGATAGTAGATGCCCTATATGTTACAATGAATCAACTTCAAGTAAACAAGAGAAAATGTTACAAGATTATATTGAATCACTTGGGTATAATATTATAAGAAATGATAGAACCCAAATATTTAATCCTTTAACAAATAAAAATCTTGAATTAGATATATGGATACCAGATCTTAATAAAGCTATTGAATATAATGGTACTTATTGGCACAATAAATTAGATCAAATAAAAAAAGATAGAATAAAAATGGATCAATGCAAAGAAAAAGGCATTGATTTATTGATAGTGAATGAAGAAAAATGGCAATCAAACAGAGAATTAGAGATACATCGAATAGAGGAATGGATAAATGTTTAGGAGTAACACAAAATATGAAATCTTAACAGATGATGGTTTTTCTGATTTTGATGGGATACAAGTTGTTGAAAGAGATCGTTATATTCATTTATACTTTGATGATCAATCAGATATAAAAGTATCATTTGACCATGTGTTTTTTATTAATGGTAATAATATATCAGCTTCATCATTAAAAATAAATAATAAGCTTGATCATATAAATGGGCATTTAAAAATAATCAATATCAAAAAAATATACTATATTAATAAGAAGGTTAAACTTTATGATCCTATTAATGTAAAGAATGGTTATAGATATTATTCTAATGGTATATTATCACATAATTGTAATTTTTTAGGTAGTTCATCTACTGTTATTGATTCAGAAGTTTTAGAAATGTTGCAAACATTATATAAAGAACCATTATTATATGATTTAGGTGATAAATTAAGAGTATATGAAAAGCCTATACCAGGAGCATCATATTTGACCGGTAATGATGTTGCAAAAGGCACAGGGAGACATTATTCTACTTGTCAAGTATTAAAAATTGTATCAACCACCCCTTTAAAATTAGAACAAGTATGTGTTTATCAAAATAATTTTATAGATGTATATAATTTTTCTTCTGTTATAAGCAAATTATCATATTATTATAATAATGCTTATTTAATGGTAGAGAATAATGCAGATGGTGCTGCTGTTGTTTCTCAATTATGGTGGGAGTTAGAAAATGAAAATCTTATAAATAGTGGCGGGAAGTCTAAGGATCTTGGCATAAGAGCCAATAAAAATACAAAACCTAAAGCAGTATTATTTATGAAAAAACTAATAGAGGATGGTAGGCTAACATTAGTTGATCATAATACTATTTTAGAATTAAATGATTTTGTTGATAAAGGCAATAATAGATATGGTGCTAATAATCATGATGATGATCTGATATCAGCGTTATATTGGGCATGTTATCTATTTTTAATGGATATTTTAGAAGATATTGATTTTATGAAAAATGAGAAAAAAGAAGCTGATGATGTATGGGGTATTTTATCTGATATTGATGAGTACCATGTTGATGAAGGATTTAATTTTGTGTTATAGTCATCATTTATAAATTAATTAATATTATGAATGAGAGGAAAAAATGAATATTTTAATAATAATCATCATGGTTATGTTTTTTATAATTATTAAAAATACAATAAAAATAAAAAAATTACAAGATGATATAAAGACACGTGATATTATAGAAGAAAAAATAAGAGAAAAAAATAATTATGAACAAACAGAATTGGAATATGAAGAAACATATAGATACTCAGATGTTTCAGATAGAGAATATGATACAAATAATCAAATAATAATGATTGTAGATGATAATGAGCATGTTCTAGATATAGTTAGTTCTTTATTAAGAGGGTATAAATCAAAAAGTTTTGATAAACCATATTTAGCATTAGATTTTTTAAAAAACAATCATAATAATGTAAATATTGTTATCACTGATTATTCTATGCCTGGTGATTTTGATGGCATTGATTTTATAAAAAAAATTAAGAGTATTGATTCTGATATTTCCATAATAGTTATTACAGGATTTAATTATATTGAAGTTAACCCTGAAGATAAACATTTAATAGATAAATATCTAGTGAAACCATTAAACAGGGAAAAAATAATAAAAGCCATAGAAGATATTAAAAAAGGCATATAATACTAAAAATTAGTACAAAAGTGAATAAAATTATTGATCAAAAGATCAAAATAAAACATATCAAATCTATGGAAAAAGAGTGGAAAAAATTATAATAATTTAAAGAGAGTACATATGACAAAATCAGAGTTGATTAACAAAATCAAAAGAAAACTGGGCTGGCCTATGGTCAAAGTTGAATTATGTGATGATCATATAAAAGATTCTATACAAGAATCAGTAAATAAACATATTAAATGGGCAATAGGCAATTCAACAGATATTATATATTTCACTTTGCCACTAGAAGGAGGAAAAAAATTCTATGATATGCCAAAAGGTGTTATTGATATTATAGAATATGATGATGATTCTGGCAATACAGGTGGTATAAATACATTATTTTCTATGGAGAACTATTTTTTTAATCAAGGTTATTATGATCCAATGTTATCATATCCTTATTCTATGTTAGGGTATCACATGGTTTTAGATTTCATGGAAACGCTTGATAGATATAGACCTGATAAATACTCATGGAGATATCATAAAAAAACAAATCAATTAGAACTATCACCTACCCCAAAATATAACGAAAATAAAATATCCGTTAATAGAATAGATCCAGAAACAAATACAGTGAAAACATATACACTAGATAGCCCTGGATATGTTTTATTAAAAGCTAATGTTATAGAAGGCACAACTTTACCTTATGTTATAAGAGAATGGGATAAAGTTATGAAAGAAATAACCCCAGCATCTGAAATAAGAAACATTAATATAAATGAAGAAGATAATCAATTTTTTGTTTTAAAATCACCTGCTTATAAAGGTGAACTTTCTATATATAAAAATGGTGTTATTTATAATGAATGGACATGGCACGATGATATAAGAAAAATTATAAAATGGGATAATAAAGATGATATAAATCTTAATGATGAATTATTATTGAGATATAATAAAGTAGATATATCTGATTCATTAGATGATAAATCATATATTGATAAAATGGAATATATAAATGAAGATCATACCATTGATCCATTAAATATAGCATCTAAATCCTTTATGTTATCACAAAAAACTATTAATCCTAAAGATGTTATTATAAAATATAATAAAAATGATTATGTATATGGAACTGGCTTTACTATAGATACAGATAATCAAACAATTTTATTTAATGGTAAACAATTAGATGGTATATTATCAGCTGGTGATATTATTAAAATAGTTTATGTGGATGAAAGCAGTAACATAGAAGAATATGATGAAAACATATATGATAATCTATGGATATTAAATTATGCTACAGCATTAAGTAAAATAACATTAGGTATGATTAGAAGAAAATTTTCTAACTTCTCTAGTATAGGAAACACAGGTATTAGTTTAGACGGGTCTGATTTAATAAATGAAGGCCAACAAGAAAAAGACAAACTAGAAGAAGAATTAAGAGATGAGGAAGTTTATATCGGTGGTTATATAACAATGGGGTAATTAATGGCTGATGAATTTAATGATGATTATATGGATGAAGAAACATATAACAATAATTTAAAAGAAATGTTTTATCAATTATCAAATGAAATAGTTGATAAAACAGATGTCACAGGAGATCCAAAATCAGATCAAGCCGTTATAGAAGTATTTAATACAAGAATAAAAAAAACTTGATTTGATTTTGATTATATAGTATATTCATTATTATAAATAAACAAAAGGAGTTTTTTATGATTTTGCATATACCACATAGTTCTACTAAAATTGATTATATTAAAATTAAAGATGTTCAAAATAATATTAATCAAATAACAGATCTTTATACTGATGAATTATTTCAATATGATACTGCTGGATTTGAGATAATATTTCCTTATAATAGATTAGTTGTAGATGTTGAGCGTTTTAAAAATGACATAATGGATTATTTTGGTAAAGGTTATATTTATAAAACTGATGTCTTTAATAATACTATAAAAAGAGATAAAAGTAATCCTATTTTTGAAAAATTATATGATGAACACCATAGAAAATTAAACAATGCTGTTCATGAATACTTGAATTTTTTTCCTATTGCTTTTGTAATTGATTGTCATTCGTTTCCTGACATACCTTTTGAATGGGAACAATATAAATTTGAAAAAAGACCTGATATTTGTTTAGGTATTAATTTTAATAATACACCATTTGAAGTGATTAAATTGCTTTTTGATTATTTTAAGAATCATAATTTAACTGTTGGGATTAATAATCCTTATGAAGGTGCTATAATACCATCTGATTTTGAACATAGATCAGATGAAGTAAAAACAATAATGATAGAAGTTAATAGATCATTATATCTTGATAAAGAATATAATAAAAGTAATAACTTTGATAATATTAAAAAAATAATAAATGGAGCATTAGATAAAATAAATGAATGGACAAATAAAAAAGAAGAAAAATTTTGGAAAAGTCTATGATAAAATAAATGATATTCTTGAAACATTTAAAGATATGGGTAAATTATCACAAAAAGAATTAATGAAAGGCCAATATCTTGATCCTAAAGAAACAGATAATTTTAAACAAGTTAGCGGTAGAGTATTTTATAAAGCTATAAGCAAAATAAGAGAAAATGATATAACTAAATTAAATAAAGGGTTGCCATCCAAAGGTTTAAAAACATTAACAGTATATAATGCCTCTGATTATAATCAAATGAAATGTTTTTTAGGTAAAAATAATTCTTCTGGATATTGTATCGCTCATGGTGATGAGTTAGTCAGCGTTTTTAGTTCACAAAAATCATCTGGTGATGCCATTATGGTAGATGCTATAAAAAATGGTGCTAAAAGATTGGATTGTTTTGCTTTTAGGAAAAATGGTAAAATATCAGGCCCATTGTATAAACTTTATAGTAGATACGGTTTCAAAATAGATAAATCAATGAATTCAGGGAAACCTGGTGATCCTTATGCTATTATAAATGGCGTTTCGGATTATGTTAATGATAATGAAGAAGCTGAACCAGATAATCCACAGGTAGTTGTTTTTATGAAAAAATAAGGAGAAAATTATGCCAAGGTTTAAAAAATACGTAGAAGAAGCATCTATAAAAGATGTCCCAAAAGAATTTATGAATGATCCTTTATATAAAAATGTTTTGATTGCTAAAGATGAAAAGGAATTTAAAAAAAGACTTAATATTTTATTATCTGTTAGAGGTAATGACGCAGTGAAAATATTACAAAATGCTATAAAAGGTAAATAAATGGCTGACTGTGGCAATTATAATAAACAACCTGTATCATGTAATCCTTGCATAATACCTGGCACTCCTTTATGGAACTTGTTTTCTCAAGAAGATAACTGTGAAGAGGCTCTATTTGAAAGTTTAATAGATGAATTTACTATGATATCTGGATTCCCTATTAAATATTATGTCTCTCTTGCTAATATGGATCAATTATTTGGTGAAGATGCTACAAATGATTATGCTTCACCTATTGAAACAAAACTTGTTTATGAACCTACTGAAGAATCAAGCATGTTAAATTCTTTCGGCTTTTCAGGCGATGATATTATACAATATGCAATGATACCTAAAATAACATTATCTCAACATTTAGGAAATACATTTTTTACATATCATACGTCTGGTGAAATTGTACAACCTTATGTTGGTGATGTTATTACAACTTTATGGAATGCTAGAAATTATGAAATTGTAGATATAGGATCAGAAGAGAGAATATTTCAAGGAAAAAAACATATATGGGAGCTCATTTTAAGACCATATAGATTTGCTAGTGAAAGCCAAAAAGCTAGAGAAATACATCATACAGATAATACAGATGAAATAGAAATTATAGAAGATGAAATGGAAGAAACTCCAGAAATAGAAGAAAGAGATTACCCAGAAGTGAAACATGGTGATAATGCATGGCTGGAAGATGAATCTGATGACATAGATGATTATCAAGACGTTGATAAAGGAATATTTGGGTTATAAATGTGTTTCACATATTATATATAAATAATTTCAGAAATAGAGTTGATTTTTCAAGAATAAAATCAACATATAAAAATTTAAGTGACACGGAACAATATCTTTCTAATAAACAATAAATCA